GAAGCTGATGTCCCTCGAGATGCTCGACCTGACCGGCTTCTCCCGCGACCTCATCCTCGACAACGACGACATAGACGACGTGGTGCCTGAAGCACCGGCAAAACCGAAATCAAAAATCGGTGACGTTTACGAACTCGGAAACCACCGACTCATTTGCGGGGACTCGTGCAAGGTAGAGACATACGAAAAGCTGATGGAGAAAGTGAACGCCGACATGGTCTTCACCGATCCACCCTACAACGTGAACTACAAAGGCCAAGGCAAGGACACGAAGCGCACGATCGAGAATGACAACATGACCGACCTGGCATTCGATACGTTCCTCTCGACGTTCTTCCAGGCAGCAGTAACGGCGGTGAAAGCCGGCGGTGGCTGGTACGTCTTCCACAGCTCCTCAACCCAGGATCAATTCAAGCTGGCAATGGAGAGCGCGGGGCTCGAGGTGCGCGCCCAGCTGATATGGAATAAGCCGACGGCGGCACTCGGCTGGGGCGACTATCGCTGGAAGCATGAGCCGTTCTTCTACGGGGGCAAAAAAGAAACCAAGCTCACGTTCTACGGCGACCGCACACACGCAACCGTCATCGACATGCACAAGACGGAAAAGGAACTGATCGCATTCATCAAACGAGAGAAGCGCCTCGAGCTCGAGGGCAAGACAACCATATGGACGATGAAGCGCGACAAGGTAAACGAATACGTCCACCCGACTCAAAAGCCGGTGGAATTAATAACATACGCACTCGTGAACTCATCGAAAGCCGGCGACGTGGTGCTGGATCCATTCTGTGGATCCGGTAGCACAATCATCGCGGCACAAAAGACCGACCGAGTGTGCTACGGGGTAGAGCTGGATCCGACGTTTGTCGACGTCATCGTCCAGCGTTTCGTCGACTACACCGGAAACGAAGAAGTAACCAAAAACGGAGAGGTAGAATTGTGGAAGAAGTCCAGCAACTTTGTGGACTCAGTGGAGGAGACGAGCGCCAAAAGCGGAACCTGATACGCGATCAGGCAGAGGCCGGAGGTGTCTGTACTTTAACAAGGTAGGGGCGAACCACGGAGGGAGATCACATCAAACCCGTAGGTACATGAATGACGTTCGGGTCGCACCCGTTCGGTCCGGCGGTGGGATCCCGCCTTAATCGTCTTCTCCACCGAGCCCGCAACTCAAAATGCTTTATGGAACAACCAACAGCAATAAAAAATCTAAATAACAAGGTAGGCAACCGACGCATCAAAGGGCGACGGTCTTCTCCTATGGCTGAGAATCGACGGGTGGCGATCCACAACGACCCATACGCCTGGACATTCAAGGACGCCAACGTAGGCACCCTGAAAGCCCTAAATAGTGACCGCGAGGCCTGGTGGCTGGGAGAGGAGGGAAAGGTGCGATTCCAGAAACTCATCGATGCCTGGAAACTCGACGCAAACGACGAAGAAGCCATATTTTATGCGGGAATCACTATCGACCAGCTCAAGCACTTCCAAAAGCTACATACCGATTTGTACACCATAAAACACCTTTGTAAGCAGAACCTCGGCCTCCTGGCGAAAAAGAACTTCGCCAAAAAGGTCGAGAACGGCGAGGCAGACCTCGTCTACCTGCGAATGAAGCGCAAGGACGAGGGGTACAGCTACCGCATCGAAGCCACCGGAGCCAATGGTCGAGAGCTCCTGGACGGCCTCACTGAACAGGTGCGGAAGATGTTAGAAACCGAAAACAATGACGACGATGAATACTATGACGAATCTAAGGAATACGTTGGCTCACCTGATGCCGGACACACTGATGCCGGACCGGTCGGGGCTGGAAATGAAGCCGCGCCTACCGAGGATAAAAAAGTCGGAGAGGGACAAGCTGCTTAAGCTCGCCAATCTCTTCCGTGTAGACGGGGACTCAGGAGACAAAAAAATAACGTACGGTCAGCTCCACATCTTCGGGGCTATTGTTCTGCGTAAGCACAACCGCGTGCAGATCGTATGCTCGACCCAGTACGGGAAGTCGCTGTGGGTGGCACTCGCCGCACTCATACTCACCTGCGTGTACGGCAAAGTAGTGGTCATCGTGGCACCGTCAAAAGACAAGGCCAAGATCATCATGCGCTACTACATCGAGCACATGGCCGACAACCTGATGTTCTTCGGGAAGCTCGAAAAAGGAAGCCGGCTCGAGAAGCTCCGCATGGAAGAAAATAAAGAGCGCATTATGCTCAACAACGGCGGGGGCATCTTCGTCGTCTCAACCGATGAGAAAAACAGCAAGCGATCCCTGGAAGCGGCGATGGGTCAAGGAGCGGAGATCGTGATCGGCGACGAATTCTGTCTCGTGAGCGACAACACCGAGGCCACCATCTTCCGTATGATCGCCGGCAAGGGAGAGAAAGCGTGCTACATCAAGATCGGCAACCCGTTCTACTCGGCACCGCCAAACAGTCACTTCCTCCGCACGTGGCTCCAGGTCGGAACGTACCATCGCATCTTCATCGACTACCACCAGGCGATCAGAGAGGGGCGATACTTTGCGGACTTCATCAACGAGGCGAAAAGCAAACCACTCTTCGACATCCTCTTCGAGTGCTTATTCCCTGACCTCTCGGTGATGGACAAGGACGGCTTCCGCTTGCTGGTGCTACCAGACCAGGTGAAATTCGGCGTCACTCCGGAGATACTCAAAGCAGCAATGGCAAAGGCCAAGGAGGAGCAAGGAGGCAAACTGAAGATACGACCAAAGCTCGGAGGCGACATCGGAGGAGGCGGGGACTGGAACGTCTACGTGGTGCGCTGGAACCGGATGGCGTGCGTTGTGCGCCAAAACAAAAGCAACGACACGATGACCAACGTCTCCCTGGTCCAGGAACTCATGGAGGAGTACGGCATCGCAATGGAGGACGTGAACCTCGACGACATCGGTATCGGCCGAGGTGTGAGTGATCGTCTCAAGGAACTGGGGATAGCAATCAATCCGGTGAACGTCGGCGAGCCGGCGATCTTCAATCCGGACTCGTTTGCCAACCTCAAGGCAGAGCTGTGCTGGGAAGCGCGCAAATGGGTGATGGCCGACGACACCCGTGTGGATAAGCGAGACGAATGGGTACAGCTCACCTGGCTGAAGTACAAGACGCTCTCCGATCGCAAGGTGCAGATGGAAGCCAAGGCAGATCTGAAAGCGAGAACAGGATCATCGCCGGACTTCGCTGAAGCATTTTATTTGACATTCGCAGAACAACCCTTTGTTGGATTCGTTTAAAAGTGTTATCATATAATCACATCAACCATGTCTCAATCGAAAACAAAAAAATTCCGCAAAGAAGTGAAGCGCCAGGTCAACGCGAACTTCGGTGTCGGAATGGCGGCACTGTCGAACATCGTGCGCGAGCGCCCGCGATGGATTCCAAAGGTCGTGTGGATACTGGCATACGTGCCACTGTTCCCGAGGCAGTATATCCGCCTAATTTATAAGCATATGAAATAACCTATGGCCGAAAAACAAGAAACAAAAATCAACAAGGTACCGCTCAAAGAAGCGGATACACGCGAGGAGAAACTGCTCCTTGGATTCCTAATGCAGGAAGCCGAGCGTATCGACTGGGGAGAAATTGTGCTAGAATTCACAGTACAAAGAGGCAAGGTCGTGCGTATCAAGTCGAACGAAATAAGTCGAACGTTCAATGTAGGCACTCAAGGCGCTTGACCCTTGAACCATTTATTGCAACAATATAGGCAACAGAGTCCTTACGGAACAACCGAGGGATGCGAGCCAAAGCATCACTATGGAAATTCCAAACTTCATTAAATCAATCGGCAATGCACTCAGAGCAAAGCGCTACCTCGGACTCCTCACCGGCGCACTCCCAGTAAACGCTAGAGCTTGGGGCTCGAGCGACTTTCTTAATGCACTCGAAATATCTCTCTACACCAACCGCGCAATCGCAAAGCGTGCGGACAAGGTAGGCGAGATTGAATTCGTACTCAAGGACGCAAAGGATAACGAGATCGAAAGCGACCCGATCCTCGACCTCCTCTACAAACCAAACAAGCTATTCTCCGGCGCTGACTTCTGGTCACTGTACCAAAAATACTACGATGCAGTCGGCGAGGTTTACATCCTGCTCGAAAGCGACCGGCAGATCTTCGAAGCAAAGAGGATCACGGCAATGCACCTACTTGTCCCCACCGCAGTCACACCGCACTTCAACAGCGATGGCACTGCGGAGAAATTCGTATACCGCACCAACAGCTCCACGGTGGAATACAAACCGGAGCAGATTATTTACATACACAACCCTGATCCAAAGAGCCCGCTCCGAGGACAGTCACTGCTTAAGTCCGGCGTGAACGCCATCCAAACCGAAACGCAGATCAGCACCTACCACTCACGCATCCTAGAAAACGGAGGCAAGGTGGAGGGTGTCTTCAAATTCAAGACCGGACCACTCACCGAAAACCAGCTCGCGCAGATCAAAGACAAGTACCAAAAGGAATACGGCGAAGCAAAGAAAGCCGGACTACCTCTCTTCCTCGGAGGCGACGCGGACTACATCAAGACAGGGCTCACACCGGACGAGCTCGCATTCCTCGAAGCAAAGAAAATGACGCTCGAGGATATTTGTATACTCACCAGCGTACCGAAATCACTCCTTGCCTCAACCGCTGACGTGAAGTTTGATAACGCCGACGCTGACCGCGCTATCTTCTTGCGCGAGACAATCAAGCCACTCCTGAAGAAGCTCACGGTGTCACTCGACACAGCGCTCTTCCCTGATGGACGCAACCTCACATTCGTAGATCCGACACCGGAAAACACCGAGGAGAAGCGCAAGAACATCGAGACGGCCAACACCATCAACGCAATCACAACCAACGAAAAGCGCGCACTCCTCGCAGACCTCGGCATCATCCTTGATCCTATCGGCAAAGAGGGTGACGACATCCTGGTCCCGTTCAGCTTGGCACCACTCGGAGCAGAGCCGGCAAGCCAGGAGGGACTCACTGACGACGAAAAGAAAACGATGCTGGATAATATCCTCAAAACCGTAGAGCACCCGCTCCGCGATCACGATATGCGACGCCTCTACTGGGGCATGCAGATCAAGCGCATGGACGCGCGCGAGAAGAAAGTAAAGTCCGCGCTCAAGGAATACTTCGATGATCAGGAAGCCCGCATCATCGAGAAGCTCTCCCCTACTAAAAACCGATACTTCCGCAAAACCCAGCTCGACGAGCTTCTCTCGATCGAGGTGGAGGTCAAGATCGGCAAGAAGATATTCATCCCGATACTGACTGAGCTCCTGAAGCAAGCCGGCATCGATGCGATAGAGCTCGCGGGGAGCAAGTACGACTTCATCCTCAAGGACGAGATCAAAAGCTGGCTGGAGAATCGAGCCGACATCTTCTTGAATAAAATCAACGAGACGACGTTCGCAAAGCTCCAGGATGAATTCAAAGCGTCCATAGAGGCCGAGGAGGGGCGCGAGGGTCTTATCAGCCGGATCCAGGACGCCTACGGAGGCATTCAGAAATCAAGGGCTGGCCTCATCGCGCGCACCGAGACGCACAACGCGACTCAGTACGGCACGATGCAGGGATACAAACAGGGAGGACTCACAACAAAGATATGGGTCGCAGTCCTGGACGGAGCAA